CCATCAAAATGAAAGACCTTTGTAATACCAAGAATATCTGGTGGAACTTGTAAATAATTTGATGTCTCATTAAAACTGAATGAAACTGACTGACCATCAATTGTTGATGTTGCTGTTTGTGTGGTAATACCTACATTATCTGTATTTCCATCTCTAGATCTTCCCCTTTTTATATCATCTTCCGTAATTTTATACTTTAAAAATGTTGGATATACACCATCAAAATGACGTTCTTGAAAGTATTGAATAGCATCATCCAATATATCCTCAACTTGCTCATCTGCAACGTTGATTTCTAATACTGGTGCACCTAATTGCCTTTTAGCATAGGTGATTAATTCTGATCTGGTGGATGGTTGGGCCATTTATACTATACCTCTATCCATATTTATAGTGCGGAGATTGACGATATGCCTGGTTGAACAAGAATGTTACCATCGACTAATCTATAGAATGTGTTTCCAGAGCTTACAATAACATCATATACATATCGACCCTCTTCTAATGTTTTAGTTTGAGTTCCACCTAATGATATACGAACCTTACCATCAGCAGCACTTGTAAATCCAACAGCAAAAGTTGCTGCAGGAAAGGCTGTTGATCCTATAGAAACGCTTTTAGTCATCTGAGATGAACCAGAATATCCCTCAAGATTAAAAGCAGTGTTTGATGTTCCTACAACTTCAAAGTTACCTTCAAAATTAGCACCACCAAGCATAGCAAAATTAGCTGCATAAGCAGCACCTGCCTCTGGATCAAAAGTAATTTTTTTAGTTGCCATTTACTAACTCCTTTAATAGAGATTTGATCTCGTTCATTTCATTTCTTAAACTTGCAAGATCACTTTCAATAGTTAAAGATTTTTCTTTTTCAAGTTTACGTTGCTTACGACGATTTATATATTGTTCATAAGCAGTTGTGTTAGTATTGATAATTTGATCAGTGTTTGGATCTCTGACCAAATCTGAGTTACCTTCAACTGGAATGTAGTTTGTCATTATGCTAGAGTAATAACTCTTAGATCAGAAACTCTAGGAACGTATGTTTGATTTGTTGATGTCAATACAAACTTTATTCTATAATATTTAAATGGTGGTAAATCTTCCATATTAAATTCATACTCTTTGAATGTTACATCTCTGCTAGTAAATCCACCAGCATCAGTTTTAGGAATTAATCTATCAGGTCTACCATCACTCTTAGAAGCATCAATTACTTGACCTCGATCATTCAAATTAGCATAGCCTGGGAATGGTTCAAATATTGGATCAAAATTAGGAGTAACACTAATTGCATAATATGCTCTTATATCTGAAAATTCATTAATATGTGCATCAAGCAATATTTTAATTGATGTTGCTGAGTTTGCTAAACTATTTTCTCTAGAAACATATTGACATGCATTTGGATCGTCAAATAATGAATTAACTCTAGAATCTTCTAGGTAATTTGTGATTGGAGCATCAACTCTATTAGAAACTAAAATCGCACTCATTCTTTGTAGGTCTACAACAGGAGATATATTTGGATTACTTGTTTCTAATGTAAGTGTCATGTTAAAGGATCTATCACCATTTGCAGCTTGAATTGCAGAATTATTAGTTTCATTAATTCTAGACGCTATCATTCTAGGTGAATTTAAATAGTTTGTTTTATTCAAAGTTATACTCTCAGTTCCCTTATCTAAGAAAGGTAGATCAGCACCTTGACCTAATCCATTACCTAAACTTGATGCTGATACTGTTTTTAAAGTAGCAGATATCGTAGTGCCAGGTACAGTTATGTTTCCAATGTTAGGTGAAATAATTTGGAAAGGAATATTTTGTGTTGCGTAAGCATCATATCCACCAGTTGATTTAGTATCATTGAGGTATAATTTGGGATTGCTTGTTGCACTTGAAGCACTCTCTCTATCAGGAACACCAAACGCTAATCCAGTTTCAGCAGAAGTTAAAGCAGAAGTATCCACTTTAACTGTGTAACTATCAAATGTAATTGGATTAGGATCTCTGTCAGTAATTTCATCTAATTTATGTGTTCTATTAATTCTTGCTAGAGAAACACCACCTAGTTCATACTTACGAACAGGAGTTCCTTTAATATAACCTTTTGCATTATTTCCTCTAGTGATACCTGTAATTGATCCACTAGAAGCACCAGTGTATTTAATTACCTCATCGCCAATTTGTAATAGGCCTGGGTTTGTTGCACCAACAGCAACATTCTCATAAGTGGTAAAGTCATTAGTACTAACAACAGATATTGTTGAAGTAGAAGTTGCACCATATGGTAATGATAATTTAGTTGGAATAACATCAGCCTCAACACCAGAGATTGTTACTCTATTAGTCTCATGATGCATACCATGATTCCTATGATCTACAGTGAAGTGTCTTCCATCGCTTACTTCTGTGATTTTTATTGCTCTAGTAATTCTAGCATTAGTATTTGAAGAACCAACTCTTGTATTTAATGATGTTGTTACACCACTGAAATCTCCAGTTAGTGGATTAGAATAAGTCAATATTCCATTAAGAGCAAAATCTCCTTGAACATTATCTAAAATTAACTCATTAGTATTACCTATTGAAACAATAGACATTCTTGCATTTCTACCAGGTAAAACGTCTCCATTTGATGCGGTCATTGTTCCTATTCCAAGAACATCACCTCTTTGGAATCCTGTTCCAGAATTTACAATTCTAGCAGATGAAATTCCACCATCAGTAACTACAATATCAGCAGTTAAGAAATCTCCACCCGCAGTTATATTGGTCATTGCAATTCCAGTGTAAGTGAAGGATCCAGATGTCGGTGTAAACCCTAAACCTGCATTAACAATAGCCATACTACCAGTTCCTACACCAGCACTTCCAACAAAATTACCAGATGCATTTGATGAAGCAGCGTAAACGGTATCTCCATCATTAAATGATAATTGATTGACTGTGGTTCCAGACTTTATAACAGTATCTGCTAATGAAGTTCCAATACCAACTCTAATTTTCTTTGAATTTATATTGATTGAATTTGGTTGTAATCTTGCAATTTGATTATTACCTATAGACAAAATAGGATTGTATATTTCTAATGTTCCACTAGTTTCAAATACAGCCTTATTAATAACAAATTTTAAATCTTCCCACTGACTTGGTTCCCATGTCGATGCGTTTTGAGATTTGAATAATGATCCTAAGTATGGCTGCTGTGATATAAATTCATCAGTTAATAAATCAGATTCTCCAACTCTTGAAATAAAGACTTTATATTTGGTTGACCATGATGCTAAACATATAGCATATTCTGTGTTGTCTCCTTCAAGATATACAGGTGCTTCAAAATTAAATCTAGTTGCAACAGTTCCATTTGTTGATGTGTTAATTTGATCTGGAGTTAAAATTATTTCAGAGAAAGGCAATACTTTTTGTGTTGGCACTCCACCTTCCATAGTTCGGATCTGTATTGTTACAGGAATATCCATATCATCTTTAGTTTGGAAGTAAACATCACAACTAGTAATGAATAGACCACCTTCTTCAGTAACTTGGAAAGACTGTGCTAATGGATCATACCAAATATCTCTACTAGTTGTAGAACTATCAGTTGAAATTGCCTCTGTTTTCATGACAGTTGATCCTGTCAATGTTTTAACAGCTCTTTCATCTTTTGTGGGTTTGTCTTGAATAATAGCATTTCTAGTTGAAACAATATTTTCTTGAACTGTTTCTAAAGTTCCAGAAGCGGTATATGTATCTTCACCATATGTATCTGTATTTTCTTTGTCAAGAGTTTCATTATCAATTACTGTAAATGTTTTTGTTCCTGTTTCAAATTTTGGATGATTACCACTATTTGGATTTGGAATATAAAAACTACCTATTAAATTAGCACCAAGATCAGAAATTAATCTCTTTGCACTAATAGTTGCAGTAGCACCACTAGTTTCACCTCTAAGTTCCATCCCAGTAGTTGTATACCCATAAAAATCTCCTTGAGGTTGATCTGCTAATGCTTTTGTATCAAGGTTTATTATAGTTGATGTTGCAGAATATGTTGTTGGCATGTTTGTAGAGCCATCATTAGTAGATGCAAGTTGAACTGTGCCTGGTGTTCCTAAGAATGTTTCAAGACCTGTCGCACCAACTTGAGAAACGTATGGATTTTTTGCAAAAACTTCTGTTGGAGCATTATATGGGCCTGATCTATGATTTGCTTGTGCTACTCTAAATCTAATTGCAGGAACATCTGTTCCCTCTGCTGGTATACCAGATCCTGGCATTGTTCCAACAACAGTTTCCCCAACTTGGAAAGTTCCATTTGTCATGGTAATTTCAGTTAGTTTTGGAGTGCAATATTTTGTTACCGCAACATTATCAAAAAATCCGTATAACTGTGTAAGTGGTTTACATTTTGTAACTCTAAATTCTATGTTTCTAGAACGCATGTTAGTAATAACATCACGACTTACAATTCTATCTCCAAGGGATTCGTTATCAAATTGCTCTGTAACAATCTTTCTAGTTCCAGTTCTAGATTGATTATCAACTTGGAAGGTATCACGAATTGTATCTTCAAAAGTAGTTGTGGTAGTTGTATCATGCATTGTTGAGTAGTTTGTACCACGACCACCATTAATCCAACCTGCCTTAGTGATTTCTTCTACAGAAGTCATACTTGTTTCTGTATACTGTTCTTTTCGATCCGCATGCTCTGTTCCAACCCAGTCAGTTTCCCAAGAATTCCATTGTATTGGTGCTAATCCTGTTTGTGGATCGACTCCAAACTCCTGCATAGCTTGTGCCATGACACCAGCAAAATTACCTTCTTGTTGAATAATCTTTGCATCAATTCTAGCAGTGTCTGTCCATGTATCTGTTGATGGATTTAACTTTATAGTTGATAACCAGAAACTAACTAAAAATGGTGTTACACTCTCTGTTCTAGTAGCAAACTGCTGACTTAACCATTCAACCTCAGTGTAATCTAGTGTAACAACATCACTCTGTTTTAATATATTTGTTCCTTCAGCAGCAAGAAAAGCACGATCAGTTGTAACGTCTACACCCTCTACTGGGCCAGGCATAAGGTCAATAGAAGTGCAATAGTGTTGAGGTCTTAATTCATTCTTTTTAGTATCTAAACTACACTTAACTTTTAAACCTTGAGTTTCTTGTGGTTGAAGAGATGTGAAATTATCAACAAAGAAACCAGATTTAAATTTGTTTAATCCATCAGCATCAGGAATGAATAAACTTGATGTTCTTGTCTCAAGCATAGACAAGGATGTATAATATTCAAGATTTTTAATTCTATCCTCAAGCTCTTTAATATCACTCATTCTATATCTCTTATATTTTAAGAAATCAATACTTGCTTGTCTTGGTAAGAATAAGAATGGTGGTAATTTAACACTTGCAACTTCTATCGCATCATCTACACCAGTTGGTCTCTCCATTTTTTCGGATGGGTCGCCATATTTAACTTGAAATCTTCCAGTTTTATCTAAGAAAATTCTATCTACTCTACCAACAAAATGTGAGAAAGAAAGATTAATTGATTCATCAGATGCTAATATATTTTTAGCAGAACTTCCAGAACTACTAAATGTTCTTCCAAAAAATTCAAATGGCGATCTAACACCCTCTGCGACTGTATAAGTATCTACTTTTGGTCTTATATCAATAGTATCAGTTACATATTCACCATTAATCATTGGAATATCTTTACTATAATCCCAACTACTATATGAATTTCTAGTTGTTATATCTCCATCATCAGTTGAATCATAATAACCATTTGTAAAATATATTTTTAGTTGTTTCTTAGGTGCTTTTGCATTAGATTTTCTAGTAATAAAACCATAATCATAGAATGTGCTTCTTTGACCTGTGGTAAAGGTATAGTTTGAAGATATATTTTTACTAGTATTATCTAAAGTTGTAATTAAACCTTGAACTGTTGATTCTTCAAATTGTACAATTTCTCCCTCTTCAAATGCAGTTTCATTTTTAACAATATATGTAATCTGCGAATCAGTCACAATTTCAGAAACAGCCGCAACAGCACCACTGTTTTGACCTATTACTTTTTCACCAATAATCAAATCTGTTGTTTTTCCAGATGGCCCATTTAAAGATGTTAATGTCATCTTAGGTGCAGTTGCTTCCGATGTATCAGTTGATTCATAGATACCATGAATTCTAATAACATCTGCTTCGTTTAATATTATTCTTTCATCTTCAACTCTAGTTCCTATTGGGAAATTACCAAATGTTAAACCATTATTTAAGGTTGTTCCACCAATTCCAGATCCAGACTCTTTTGATTTATCTACTACAATAGAGTTTACACGATTTAATTTTTTTAGTTTTGATGTTGGTTTTGATTTTTGAAGAGTTGCAATCAATGTTGCTCCACCTACTGCTGCTCCTAAACCAACTATTTGTAAAACTGTATTGCCTGAAGAGAATCTAAACATATCATCATTCAATGCCACAGTTGTTCCATCAGGTCTCATGACAACATATCTTTCTTCGTCAAAGGGTAAAAATGTTTCATTTGTACCAGCAGCTAAAGCAGATGATAATTGGCCTAATCCAGTATTAGAATTGAGAGCAATATCAACAGTAAATTGTTTTCTAATCGTTATGGTTGAATTAGAGAGATCAACATCTGATATAAAACTTTTTGGTAATAATGAATATAATCTATTATTAACAGATCTTTCTAATGGTGATGACTGAAGTTTTAAACTAGAAACTTGTGTTCTGGTCGCTGGAACTTCATTACTAACAACACCAGTCACTGCTTGAACACCTTCAATAGTTACATCATTAGTTCCAACTGCAGTAATTCTTGCAAATGTTGGAACGCTATTATCTAATCCACCAAATGATAAAATATTATTTACTTTCAACCCACCAGGAAATAGTGAACTTTCACTAGTAATTGTGCATATTCCTGAATGACTTGATGATATACCTGCATTTCCAAAATCAATAATTGGTCTTTGTATTACATCTCCATTAAATGATTTCGCAAAACCAACATTACCCAAATCAGGGCCACCATAAATTGATTTTACATCTTGCATTCCATGAGATGTTACTGCAACAGCAACACGATTATTATCAATACCATTTATGATAAATGGTTCATTTTGAACAAACTTGCCAGTTACATCATATACGTCTAGAGATGTGCTATTACTAACGGCATTAACTAAAAATCCTGAAGCACCACTATACTTCCCTTTAATTTGAGTTGGTATTGTGAAGGTATCTGGTTGAGATAAAGTTATCTTGGAAAATAATTGAATATCGTAAAGTGATGCATCCCATTCATTTAATGCAGAGTTAGATGTTGAATATGAACCAGATTCTAATGCAAAATCATAAACTCTTGCAACACCAATCTCACTACCACCAGCAGTGGTTAAAGCACTACCTATTCTTTGATCTCTTAAACTTACAATGTAAGTATTTCCAATTCCAATCTGTGGCACACCTTGAACATTATTTAGCCTTACTGCGTTTCCTGTTTTATATGAAACACCTTGATTTTCTAATGTTTTTGAAGTTCTTGGTTTTGGGCAATCTATAAAAGTGGAACTTATAGTTTCAACTTCATATCCCTTGATGAAAGCTTTACCAGGTGATACTTGATATACTGCAAGATCATCATTTGCTAATGATCCACCTTGAGTGAATTGACCAGTTTGATATACTCCATTATTACCCACATTATCATTTAAGGAATCTTTCAGAGCAATATCAAAACTTTTAACCATATAATCGCCAGATTCAGCATATGTTCTACGAGCTAATTCATCTCTAATAAGACCGTAATTTGTATTTTTAATTTGAGATCTCAAAATACCATTATCAATAACTGCTAATTCGACAAAATTAGAATCATTAAAATCATCTAATGGTTTAGCAAATAAACTTACAGATATTCTTAAACGATCAGCACCAGGTGCAGCGTAATTATTAAAACCTTTTGAATTGTCTGCTAATGTTTCATCTTCATCAGCATTTATTATATCTTCATCTATTCTTAATCCTATTCTAGCACTGGGTGTGTTTGTATATTGTGATAGAATAATAGTTTCATCTTGAACCTGAACAAAGTTACCTCTTATAAAATATACACCATTTGATATTGAAAAAGATGAAGCAGTTGATGTTGCATTATTTGGAATACATGAAGCAAACGATTCACCTGTTGGTATAAAAGCATTATTTTCAGGGCCTGAAACAATATCACTATCTGCCAATAACAATTCACCATCAGCAAAAACTTTAATACTACTATCTTCGACTCCAGAAGACATATATGAAATATAAAGTGTTAAATTACCATTCTCACTGTTCTCAGACTTGAGAATCTGTTTAATTATAGCTGTTACACCTGTTGTTGCACCAATTATCTTTCTATCAATTAACTGATCAATATAAAATTCTACAGGAACTCCTAAATGACTATTATTTAACTCTACAGCATAATACTCAGGAGAATATGCAGTATTACCTGGTATTACTTTTGCACCTTCTTTAAAAAAGTGTTGACCAAATTTTTCAATTTGATTCTGTAATATAGACTGAAGACCTGTTAATTCTCTTGCTTGTACAGGATAACCAGGCTTGAAAAGAATCTTTTGATAATTATCACTCGGATCAAAATCATCAAAATATGGTGAAACGTTAAGGTTGGTTTGTTGAGCCATAGTTAATTAGAACTGTAATATTATTTTGATGTCTTCTTTTTGATTGGAAGATCTTGTGATAGATGGTCTGTGATCAGCATAAATCATATTTCCAGAATATTTGTCAACTTCTGGATTAGAAACTCCCTTAGTAAATGACTGACCAAGGTAATAGGTTCTATTATTTAGAGTAGTAGAAAGGCCTGAGAACACGGTGCTGATCGATAAATTAGAACTACCACCAACAATAGTCACACTTCCACCTGAAGATGGTTCAGATGTAAATCTAGTGGTATTATAACTTGGAACATTTAAATCTAAATGGGTAGGTGTTAACGCTGTGCTAATACCACTTGATCCTGCAGTAGCAAAACCTGCGATTGTTCTATCTTGCCAATATTTTAAAACACCAGTTGTCTGATCGTAAGAAATAACTCTTCCAACAGCAGTTGATCCAGTGGCAACAGTTTGTCTTATATAATCATCTGCAGTAAATGTTACAGAACTGTATCCAGTTCCCGACAATCTTAGTGCATATGCAGCACTAGCTTTATCTAATGTAAGTATTTCATTAGAATTGAATGCTTTAGGGTTCTCTAAAATACCTATTCTAGCAACTTGGTTTCCAGTTATGAAATCTGGGTTTTCAGCATCATTTTCAATTCTTGCATACAATAAAGCATTAGTTGCACCCAATTCTCTATAAATGTCTGCACCATGACCACCTGGTGGTGGAATGATAACGTCAAGAGTTGGTTGAGAGGTTGGTGTTGGAACAGATCCAGCAGCTAAATCAACATTACCATAAGTGTATCCAAATCCTTCATTTGATACAGTAACACTTTCTATTTGAGCGTCATTATTAACAACAACAGTGCATTCTGCATTGAATCCATCACCTTTAATTGGAACTCTAGTATAAGTTTGGTTAGCAGTTCCTATACCAGTTCCTCTATTTTTAACAACAACAATTTTTATTCCACCATCTGTAGCATTGTTCTTAACAGCAGCATCTGAAGCATCAGATCCCCAATTTGCTGGAACAGGCATAAAATCGGTAGAATCAAATTTAATCAAATCTGCTGGTTTAATACTATATAAGTATTTCCAAATGTATCCATCTCCAGAAGTACCTGGTGTTCTTGGTTCTAAATCTGTGAAAGTTGGTTCGTCTAGAGACGGTTTACCATCAGGTGTTTCTGGAGTTGTTCCGTTCTGTAAGCAAATATAAACTCTAAAGTCACTGTTAACAACAAAGAAGTTTGCAGTATACAAAGATGTTCCACCAGAGTTTGGTGGTGCATTAGAAATACTATAATCGTGTCTATAATAATCATATGTTGTTCCAGAGTTCCAGTTCAATTTTGGAACAATTTGTTTTACATCAGTAGATGTCACCCTTTTCACAGCAAGCATAGTATCGTGATAGTCATTCATATTATCAAAATTATCAACTGGTGCTGGAGGATTTGAATCCCAGTCACTTTGATACGCAGTTGGGTTGGGTAAACCAACAAATGCATAATAAGAGTTAGTCGAAGTAGATACACCAGCTACGAAATTCTTTGCATTTAATATTCTTATTTGATCCGTTATGATAGCCGCCATGAACTTGTGTTACACTTTTTTTATTTATTTAGACAACATAATTGTCAGATTTAAGAGCTGCCTTTCTCTTAATTTGCGGGCCAGTCTTAATACCCGTTACACCATTGCTAGTGTTGACGGTATATGCCTGTGATAATTGTCTATCATTTAGTTGTAATCGACCCCAACTAAAGTCACCGATGAATGATGTAACTATACCTGCATTTGCTGTGGCTAAACCAACAACACCAACTAAACCATGCCAATCTAGAACTCTACAGAACACCCTTGTTGCTAGTTCTGTTGTGCTTTGACCAAATGATACTGTCGTTATTCCAGCATGATGAGCAACTTCATATATGCCATCTAGGGCAGTAGTTCCAATACCAATGACAGAACCATCACTTTTAGCAAGTGCAGTGATACCTGATCCAAGATTAGAATTACTAACAGTGAAATAATATCCAGTTTGTAGACCACTTCTTACTATCGCGTTAGGGCTATTGATGTTATCATCTCTCAAAGCAGATTCTTTTGGAATGAATAAATCAAAAGCTATTCCACTTGTAATACCAACTGTTTGATCACCAGTTAATGTTGTATTTGTAACATCTGTGCATATGCCAACTCCACTGATAATACCAAAGTCTCCTTCATATAAATCAATGCTATTTTCTTCCCTAACATATGTAGGTGGAGCAATTAGAACCTGTGGAGGTGCAGCAGAAGTATAACCAGTTCCAACAATCCCTGAATTGATACCAACTGTAATTGATGAAATAGATCCATTAGTAACTGTCGCAGTTGCAATGGCTGTTGCAGTGGTTCCAATACCGACAAATGGAGTTCCACCAATACTTATAGGTTGCTGTATTCTAACTTCAGGAACAGATGTGTATCCATCACCAGCGTCTGTAATTGAAAAATGTTGTATTGTATTGGCAATAGACACGATTGCAGTCGCAGCAGCACCAGCAAGAAACTCATATTCAGAACTTGCATTAACTATTTGAATTTCTTTTTGGAAACCTCTGTCTGAAGGATTCTCATTTTCAGGATTAAAGAATGGTTTGCAACTATCAATGAATATCTCTGTTTGACCAACACCAACTGGTTGAATTAAATATGAGGTTGGGAATAACTTAGGTTCGTATAGTGGTCTATCTTTACGAACAATTTTTCCATCAATAAACCTATCTTCTAATTGTCTATACCATTTAACAGGTCTTCTTTCAGTATCACTATCACCTAAACCTCTTCCATAATATTGATTAGTTACAACAGTATCAGATGATTTGATTTCATGAACTGCTCTAGGAAATTCAAGGAAAGTTCTTGTGTTATAAGTTGGATTATATCCTAATTGTAAATCATCACCAACTTTTACAGTTTCAATAATATCTCTGTCAACAACGTCAGCACCACCAGTTCCTCTATAGAAGAACATTCTCATTACGTCAGTTGCATTTGGTGCTTCTGTGAATGTTATTGTTCCACCACCATCAAACTCATAACCTTCACCTGGCACTTGTAAAACATCATTTATTGTTAGAATAATGGTATTCTGCACAACTATGTTTGAACCAGTTCTTGCTTGTATAGCAAATGCTTCTCCAGCAACTGTAAGTGGGAATTGTTTTCTAGTTCCATTGAATAGACTTGAGAAATCATCAAGAGCCTGTAATTCACCCATTGTCCACATATTGAATTCATCATAGTGAACTTTCTGAACTGTTATCTGGAAAGGTTTAAATGGTTTGCTTGGATCATCAACTGGTATCGCATATGCACTTACAGGTTTATCTGTTGATGTTCCAACTGGTGCAGATCTAAATGTAGGAACAGTTAAAGTATGACCAATACCATAACCATATCCTGTATTTGTAATTTCAAAATCAATTACACTGCCAATTCCTGTGGTACCAACTCCAACTGTAATATTTGCTCTTGCCTGTGATCCACCACCACCAACTGGGTTGAAATGAGTATTTTCATACCAAAGAGGAATATCTTGATAAGGTAATGGTTTATCAATTATAGCAGTAAATGTTGAAGCACCATATCCCACATTAGTTCCAGCTAATATTGGATTATTAGTTCCTATGCCAGGTATTGAACCAGTATTTGTAACAGCAATACTTACAATTCGACCATTATGAACAGCAGCAGTTCCAATGTTATAAAGAACTGGAACTCCAGTAGTGGATGTGGCAACAGCAACATTAATAACAGTCGCTATTCCTACACCACTAATTGATGTTGTTCCCATACCCACTGGGCCTGGGAGTATTCTATAACCAGAACCACTATTACCGATACTAACGGTTTTAACTTTACCTGCATTATCAAAATCAATAGTAGCACCAGCACCAACTAGGGCTTGATATCCAAATCCTTCACTTGATCCAACTGATATAATAATTCCACCAACAGGAACAGACGCGGTATTTACATCATTAGCAACAGATGCTGGAGATCCTGTAAATGTTATGGATGTAATTCCAGAAACTTCAGATAGAGTATAATCATTTAAATCTCCAGCACCCTGTAGTATACCATTCACCATTACAATACCAAGGTTTGTGGCGATACCAGTTACATTTGCCCCATCTGATTTCAGAGTGAATACTTCTTTTTGACCTGTAAATTCTTGAGATATATCATCAATAGAATAGTTTCTAGAGTAAGCATCAATGTTTCCTCCAGCAAGACCAGATCTATTAAATATTCTTCCACTAAAACTTGATGTGGTCGTAATACCAGTAAAGTCTCTATCCATTGATGGAAGGCCAGTGCTTCCAACACCTATGGGTCTACCACCTTTTGGTGCTTCAATAAAGTTAAGAGTGCTATCAACAATATTATAATTACCAGACATCTTCTCGATAAGATCCTTATTATTATGATCCAAAAGTTTCGTTCCCATCCATTGTCTATGAACTCTCATGGCATTAGCCACTCCAGCATGATTAACAGATATAACTTTCATCATCTCACTTCCAGTAGTGTCAACACCAACTTTAATAACATCACCAGCAAAGAATGATGTTATACCAGAGGTTGACATTATCGTCTCACTCTTCGCAAAATTAGCAGTAAGGGATGATGTAACTCCAGTACCCACGATAGGGCTTTGAATGATATTATCAATCGCTATCAATGCTCTTGTATTTTGGTTCTTACTTATTAAACTATGTGAAGATCCTATACCAACAGCAGTAAGATCTAATGGAACTGCAATTGATTTAAGTGCGTTTTCTGCAGATGATGCAAGTTTAACTAAACTATCACTAACTTTAATAATAAAAGCTTTATCGGGAATATATGAAACTGTTACAATTCCAGTCGGAATCACAAAGGTACTAGCAGCGATTCCTATTGAATCTGTAGTCGCTCCAACACCTGTGGTTGTGCATCCCACTATAGGTTGTTTTATACGATATTCAACCTCCTCACCAGTTACAAAGAAATGATTAGGAATACTAATAGTGTTATTTGTTAAATTAACTATGTCAGTGCTAGATCCATCAAAGTCTTTCTTAAATACCTGATTAGTTTCATTTAATATTGGGAAACTAGTTTTAGATCCAAAGAATGTTCCCTCATATACATCAAACTTAGTTTGAATAGATCCAGATTGCAATTCAATTTTATTAGTATTATTATCCTCATGAACTTTAAGAGCATGAATAAATGTTTTAACTTCTACAGCTGTATTTGCATTTGGAACGTATGATATTTCTGTAAAGCAATCTGATCCATCTCTTCTTCCACCAATAGTTCCTATACCAGTTGCATTTGCATTAACACTCGCTCCAGTTATAATATTTCCATACTCTGTCATGAATACACGAGTATCATCGTCAATCATCATAATCTCTGAGAACTCATATCTATCATTTGTAGTATCCTTGACTTGAACTAATGCATATGCAGCATCAAACTCTTCGCTATAACTACCAACACCCACGGGGAACGGTGCAGATCTTGATGGGATTGTGGATGATTGAGCAATTAATGCTCCATTTTTTAATGGTAAAGTTCCTAATCCAACACGAGTTTCAGATGATATTCCTATGGTAATCGAGTTGATATATGCAGTTGCAATACCAGCCCTCGGTGTAAATCCAACTTTAATTTGAGCAGTGCTTCCAAGACCAACAATATGTGGTCTAAATGTTCCTAATGGTTCTGCAGCAAGAGAATCTCTTCTATTATGAATTGTTAATTGACCATACTGCTCAAATGCAACAGTAGATCCTAAACCTACAGGATTTTGATGCATGATCATACTCAATTCATTATATTCAACAGTTCCTTCACTTGTTGCCACAGAGACAATCATTTTGGCAGATCTAGGATTATATAATTCATCACTTCTAGCTGTTCCCAATCCTGTGTTAAAAACTCCACCATCCGTAGATGCGGTTCCCACAGTGGCTATGATTACCTCAACCTCATCACCAGCATGAGAAGATCCAGCTAATGTTGTTGCAGCACCAATATGAACAAGTGCTGTGGTTCCTATGCCAGGATTAGAACGGTTTACTATGGAAGTTGATAAACCTACAATTTGTGTTGTTCCACTTCCAACAAGTTCATTAAGGTTGTATGAAAGTGTTGTTACATTGTAGTTGTTAAACTCACTCTTATTAGGGAAGAAATTAAGAACTGCTTCATTTCCATCAACAGCAGAATCCATAGATCCAAGATCTCTTACAGTATCTACTTGACCATACTGGTTAATCATTGATTGACCACTAACAGGATCAAACAAAGCGTTAACCATCATTAATTGTCTTTCACCTTCAAATAAACTATCCTTCACATACACCATAAATCTATTTTCTTTATTACCTGCAATTGAAAATCTACCCACCTCAGAGAATGCTGTTGTTCTTGGTAAATCATTAAATTGATCACTAATATTGTCAATAGTAATAACTCTATTTCCTACAGACTCAGCATAGTCAATTAAGATACGGTTTTGGAAAGTAATTTCATCAGATAGATTACCAGATGCAGGAGATCTTGATTTTAAATTTTCTGTAGCTAAATCAAAGTTATCAACTTCATGCAAACTTTCTTTTCCAATTAAATCAATAACACCAGTTACAGTTCCAGCAAGGCCTACTACTAAATCTGTTTTTTGATCAACTGGTAAAGTTGATTCTAATTGAAGATTACTAAACTTTTGGAATCCTGCAGTGTGAGTTAAAGTATTAACGATATCTTTCCATTTATCCATGAATACTCTAGATTTAATCGCATATGCAAACCTTTGATAGTATTCATTATCATGAGTTACTTGTAATACGTTGCTTAAGAAACCTGTTTCGTATTCCCATCCATTATTGACCATTGAGAAATAATCAACTAAGAAATTAGTATCAAAAGTAAGAATTATGTCAGATACAGTTCCTTTTGCACCTGTCACTTCAGATTCGATTAGTTTACCAACTTCAAAATCGCTAGCTGCTTCTATGGTTAACCATTGACTTGCAGGATCATATTCTGCAACAACACCAGAAACTGGGCCAACACTGGTTTCAGATACCAATGTTTCTTTCGTATTGAATGTGTTTGGTTGCAATTCAGCAGAGAATTGTGGAAAATCTCTTTCTCTTACTAATATTGCTGATGATAATAGGGTATTAAAAGTACCAGGTATTTCACCACTTGCAACTAAACCAGACATACTATAAGTTACTATACCAACGTTACCTAAATTCTGGTGAACTTGTGTAACTTCAAAGGTTCTAAAATCATATCCTTCAGAATTATATCCTTTTCCTGTAGATCCAACTCCAACACTAGCATTTTCAACTAAAAGTTTATCACCCACTTCTATAGGAAATTCTGATGCAAGACTATAAGCAACTTTTAATGTTGCAGCAACAGTTTCTGTAGATGAATCATAAACAAGATTTGTAACTCTAATTCCATTAGGATTATTAACAGGAACAATAATAGGAGTTACGTTAGATAAACCGTAAGTATTTTCAATAATATCAACATAACCAGGTGTATCAGGAGTTGTCAAATTATAGACTAAATCAACATCATTATCTTTTTGTCTGGTAAGACCATCAAGAACAACTAATGTTGGTGGGTGATTATAACCTCTACCATAAGATGTAATTCCAACACGTTTTAAACCAGATAGTGCTGAAATTTTAATAATTTGCGGAAGTTTTGATTGAGGTCTTAATGTAAAGTCTGATGGATAATCAAAACCAATGTTATCAATTTTTGTAGTTTGAGGAACACCTATTGATGTGCTAGATGCTTCTAAAATAGCACCTGTTCCTGTGTCAGAGGTTACAGTAGATACACCAGGTAATCTAGTATATCCTTTTCCTTTTTCAGACAATGAAACTGCTGCTATTGGGCCATAAGCAGTTTTAGATGTAGTATTATAACTTAAAATAGTTGTGCTTGAACTTGTATATGATTCTTCTTCAGGAAATCTATTTAAATCATATGTAAATGTATTTGTTGAATTTGCAAGAATATTAAACTGACCTGCATAACGACTATCTTTAAATGATATTGAATTATTTCCTATAATTTCTTTATCTAAAACAAGTTCTTTGTTTATGTCAGGATTATCAGAAGATGTATTTGCAACTAAGTTATAATAAAGTAATCTTGGAGTATTTTGATTATATGTTAATGTTAGTTTTCCATCTATACCAACCGTTCCACTTCTACTTACATTGAATGTTGATGACTGTTCATTTGATGTGTATTTGTGAATAAAATTGTAGTCTGTATAGAGTTCTAAATCAAATGCAGGTAACGTATCTGTAATCTTGATGTATGATAAAGATGAATCCGATAAGTCAAACACTACAGTTCCATTTCTATAAAACTCTAATGGTGGATTAACTAAATTAAATACTCCACCAGTGCCAGCACTACCAACTGTAACGAACTTAGGTCTACTTTGTCTTGTTTCAAATCTATTAGCACATAATTTAATTTTATCTTTATCAACAACATATACAAAATACTCTTCATCATTAGTTAAACCAGCTATTGCTGTATTTGCTGTGAGAATAACTCTTTGACCAGTGACCATCTCATGACCCACTATTTCAATCGAACCAGGATCGTTAATTATAGATCCTGAAGTGGTAATACCAGATGCGGTAAAATCTAGAGTTCTTGCAATTAATTTTCTATTTGCTTTATTGTATTTGATAGGAACAGTCGTAGTCTTACCAGCATTTACAGATAAAAATACTTTATCATTATGTTCTAAACCATGACTACTAGCAGTTGATACGGTGATTAAATTTTTCTCTATCGATCCTGTTACTGTGTCATTATATTTTCTTCTAAGACTATGGTATGTGCCAGTTCCGATACCTGTAAAGTATACTAAACTTTGTTGTTTAATAGTATGCCCAACACCAGTAAATACATCCTCTGGATCTATACCACCACCAGTAGTTCCTACACCAATTCTAACAGTTGATAAACCAATTAAATCGTCAGATAATTTAGCTACAAATAGTGGCATAAATTCTGTATTATGATTTGCACCAAGATTAACTAAATTATTACCCGATGCAAATAAATTAGCTCTAGCACGGTTAGTTGCGATACCTATAGGATTACCAGTGTTTCTATGATATGTTACCTGATCTCCAGTTTTAAATTTATGATTTGGTAAGAATATAGATCTTGTTGGTATGAATACTGAATTTCTTCCACCAGCAGCGTTGCTAATTGTAGCTGTTGTTCCTATTCCAGGCCCAGCAGTTGTTCCAACACCTACAGATTCTACAGGATTAAAGTAGTATTCAAAATCAACTTCATTATCAAACGTAGTGGTAAAACCAACATCAATTTTAAATTTTCTAGGATCTTCTTCTATCGTTGTTCCTATTGGATGAGTTGCTCCAATACCAGTGCTATCGTCTAACTCATTCTGATTTCTTAATACTCTTATTCTAGAGTTAGCAGAGTCTATATTTAATACTTTAACTGTCTCTAATTGATCTCCAGTTCCAACTTTTAAAATATCATTTTCTCTTAAATTGAGACTGTTGAGATTTGAATTTGGAGAAGGTAATTTACCTTGAACACTAAAGAATGTGACTAATCCAGTAACAGAAACTTTTGGTATATCTTCAGATAATAATAGTTTTGATGATGTTATTCCAATACTATAAGTTTTTTGGCCAAGTCTAGAACTAGTGGTTGACATTCCAGACACAAAAACTTTATCACCATTTTGTAAATTTAATGGGGTAGTATGAACACCAACGAATCTTCCTCTTTCATCAGCAGGATAAAATTCAACATTTTGTAATTTTGTATTAGTAACTGAAATAGTTCCAATACCAGGCCCTGTCACCCTAGATACTTTTCCAACTGTTTCAAAGTTTTCAGCAACTTTTTCTTCAAATACGAGTTTATCGCCAACCTGATATGAGGAACCTCCAGTTACAATACCAATTTTTTCTACAGATCCTTCGGAAGCATAAACAATAGAACCTTCTTGAGTAACATACTTATATGATTGACTTACATAATCATAAGAACTATCATCTTGAAGTAATTCATATGGTTCAGTATTTCTTACCCAACCAGTTTCATTAAGATCAATTTCATCTTGATTACTCCTAGATAAGAAATTAAATTCATTTGGTTGACCATTAAAGTTTTCACCTATCAAATATGGGAATTTTGGTTTTTTAAAGTTGTTGAATGGATCACTAGAATCTGATGTTACTGTTGATTCAAGAGTAGCAAAATAAGCATATGTTCCATTTGGATATTCGGGAGTTACACCATATCTTCCATTGTTTTCATCAAGATAAGTTTCATCAGTGTTACTATTCCATGTAAAGTCTTCTATAAAGAATTCTTGTGGGAAAACGCTAGTGGGAGGTCTATTAGTTTTTAGATCAACAGAATAACCAGAATTAAGTTGAACAACTGATCCACCAGTGCTCTTTTCATATGCATATGGGCCATATATTGGAAGACCATCATATGACCAACCAATAATTGGTGAGTGTTGTGTTCTGTTTTGTTCTACACCACTTGATAAAGCTAGATCTCTAGTTCCAACTAATGGATCTCCATCTGAATTGTTTTGATATAAAACCTTTCTTAAACCTCTTGGCACATATGCATGTGAACATTGTAGCTCACGACTAAGTTGTGTTGGTTTCTCTATGAATACATCAGAACTATCAATATTTGTGAAGTTTTTTCTAACCTCGTTTACTTGCCATGTTTGTAAATTAGTATTGAAAATAGCAAATTCACCAGCAGCAATGACATTAAGTGATGTTGTAGATGCACCATATCCAACACCAGCCTTGATTATCTTAATATTTCTAATTTCACCATCCACTATCTCTGGAACTAATTCTGCACCAGTTCCAACACCTGTGACTGAAATACTGGGTGGTGTATTATAAGATTGACCTCTGTTTTGAATCGCGACATCAATAATTTGACCGTTAGCAACAACGGGTAATAATTCACCACTTACTCCACTGTATAAGTCAACTCTAGGTTGTCTATTAAAGTTAAGTATTTCGGATGCACCATATCCAACACCACCATTTGTCAAATGAACAGATGTAACCTCACCTCTAAACAGTGGTTGAGGAACACATTGGAAAGTATTACCCTCTATCGAACTTATACCAACAATACCCTCAACTTTTACTACAATTGGATCATAATTAAAACTATGAGTTCCTACTCCAATTGAATTTAAACGTTGATATTGTTTTGTCTTAAAATAAAAATCTTTTGCAGTCGTTCCAAGACCTACATTTGATAACTTAAATGTATTTTCATCTATAACAGAAACATAATATTTTTTATCGCTCGAAAGACCCTCAATAGCAGTTCCACCAGAGTCAGGAGTATAAGTTACAATCTCACCTGTCTTATAATCATGGTTGCTAATGGTGATTCTATCAAGTGCAGTATTAATACCAGTTGGTTCACAGGTTTTAAGTTTATTCTCATATCCCTCACCAGATTCTAATACATTTATACTACCAACTTGCAATTTACCTTTGAAAGATCTGAACTGATGATTTCCTTCACCAGCAGCAGTGAAAGCTATAGTATTGATACCAATAACTGCTTCATCTAAGTTTCTATGAAGTCTAATTGTTTTTTGTGGATACCAAGTATTTCCTGCATATCCCACCCATGTATCAATTTCTGTCATACCAGTAGGAGTAGAGGTATTAACATAATATACTGCACCAGTGCTTAATCCTGCTAATGCCTTTTCCCCAAATGTATCGTATATAACTTGCTCATGATTTCTAAATTTATGATAAGTTAAAAATCCTACGTTAAAATCATCAGATCCTTTTACAACTATAGTTTGAGATCCTGAACCAGAATTAAACACCACCTGATGAGGAACTGTAACCATCTTACACTCAGCAACAGCACCACTTCCATTTCCTCCACTTATTGATACTTTAGGAATATCAAGATAATCAAAACCTGGATCTTCAATTAATATTTCTTGTAAGCTACCTCTGGTTGCAACATATCCTGTAGCACCTGCTCCCACACCATCGTTAATCGCTAACTGAGGTGGATTTATAACATCATACTTTCTACCACCACCAGTTACATCAATTGATTTAATCTCACCATAGTAACAAAGATCTTGAGACTTATAACTTAATACTTCAACACCATTAATTAAAATACCATTATATCCAATTCTTGTTTTATATTTCTTACCATCATAAACTGGCATGTCGATTTCTCTAAACAGTTTTTGTGGTTGAATAATTTTTCTATGAAATTCGTATTTCTCAAAAGTATTATCTACAATGGTTGTTGTAACAGTGGCTTCAGAAACCTTTTGATAATTACCGTTATATAAGTTTGATCTAGATTTTGCTAACTTTATATTATTTTTATCTACACGTTCTACAAAATATAATCCTTCACTGAAAAGAAAACTATCAATAGTTCCGTCAGATTGTTTTTGTGGTGTATAATAAATGGCATCACCACTAAAGAAGTTGTGATCATTATCTCCACTTGTAATTGCAATGGTTGTGGCTCCACCATTAAATGTTCCAGATAATTTAATTTTCTGAGTGCTTGGATTTAACTTATGATCAGATCCATATGTTGGTAGAGAGTTAGATGCAATTAAGTTCTTAAGTTTAGAAAGAGTGTGAGCATATCCCACTTCTTCCATATAAACATTTTGAACATTAGCAGTAAAATCATTTAAATGTTGGTGATTATCATCTACACTACTTCCATCAGAATTAGGTTTTGAAAGAAGTTTTCTTATTGAAAGAACTGCAGTAAGATCACTTATTGCAGATCCCTGCATTCTGATTTTATTCGGTTGAGATCCAGCTTCATCTGATAGAACATCAGTGACAACATAACTGCCAGTTAAATCTCCAGTTGATGTTTGAACTGATATTGTATCATTTATTCTTATTCTATGAAAATCTTTTGTAGTTACTTCGTAAGTTGGGCCTGAAGCATCTTGTAGTGTAATAGTATCTACATTATATTTTGGTTGAATATTAAATATCCAGTTATTTGACTGAAAATCAGTTACTTTTGCTATCTTACCTAAAGATTTTAATTTTACTTTTGCACCTGTTCTTTGATAGAAAGTGTCAGGAAGTTCTATACCACCCAACACACCTGTTATTCTGCATCGTATACCGTCTGTAGTGACCCCTGCGGTGCTGTTTGCTTGACCCAAGGCATAAACATAGGTATTTTGTCTAATTGGTGTAGCATCCTTAATAGTAGTGGTAATACCAGTTGTGCTTATACCCAAAAACTGAGTTATGTTTGTGCTAGAGTATGTGCAGACTCCTACAGTTCCATTTTGATATTTAAATGTTAAAGTTCCATTATCAGGAAAACCTATAGTTGAATCAACATCAATAAAAGTTTGTGCTGCTCCAACTACACCAACATTTCTTGAATTGGCATGAACAGCAAAATTACCATAAAGCAACTCATCAGAACTACCTGTTCCAAATGAAGCATCAATACTAACTTTGTAATAGGTTTCAGTTAAAAGACCAACTCTAACCCTTTCGACCATTGACACGGGGCCATATGCTCTAGATAAGTTTTCAAATGGGTCTTGAAATAGTGTTTTATTTTCAAGATCCATTGGATCACCTTGAATTGCCTCAACTATAATGTCACGAGTTTTTCTGTAATTGGCATCTGATGGTGCAATTACATAATCGGCAGGTCTAACAATATCTACTTCTTCGTTATATAATGATTTAAATAGTAATTTAAATGACTCGTCAGTTCCCCTAGAGTTATAAAAATCTTTTGAATGACGAATAAATTGTGGTTGATTTAATGTAGGAGATAAATCTTTTTGAAAACCAGGTAAAAATTGTTTTTTAGACTTCTTTAAAAATTCTTCTAAAAATAAATTACTTAAATTATGAACCTGACCACCACTTGTTCCAACACCAACTGCATGAGCTCCTGCTTTGGATGATGAAAATACAAATTCCTCTGGTTCATCAGGATTACTAAAAGAGGTAATACCACTAAATCCGCGAATACATCCAGTAAATGAATTTGTTGTTAATCCAGTATATGTGATTATTTCATCATCTATTTTCAATAAACCATAATTATCTGGAAATCCAGTAGTATCCTTTACAGATATGGTTTGATCAAACTGGCCAACAGCACTTGAGAGGGTCGTAAAACCGACTAGAGTGCCTGATTTGTTTAATTGTATGTAAGAGTCTAGATTGTTGATTATATCAATCGGGCCGCCTTGATATTCCTGACCTTGATAGTATGCACTTAAGAATTCACCGACTAAAGGGCTATCATCCCTAACGTAACTAGGGAGTTGTTCTTTGACAACCTTATTAATTTGAACTCTTTTATCGGTCATGTGTTATCTTACAATCTTTCTGTCTGTATAACTTGATGTAACTGTATATGTTGATCCTGATGGGTCTGCACCTGATGCGATTTCATCAACAACCATTTCTACATTACTAGTATCTAGTTGCAAATAAAGATCCTGTAATCCAATTACGTCATTTGATTCTGGAACAACGGATATTTCTAGAATTTGTTGAGCATCTTTTGTTTTTCCAGAAACAATATTAATAGGGTTAAGAGTAATTCTACCAGTAACATAGTTAACAATACCCACATTTGACCTTTCAATCATTGGAGTTGTTGAACCTGGTGCATCTAAAGAGAATAAACCAAGCGATCCTGTCTTCTTATCAGTATTTGGAAGGTCATAAAGATAAACATCATTAGCAATATCCAATACTCTGAATCCACTAGAACGAATATTAAACCCATCCATAGACGAAATATGGAACTGATTACCAAAATCAATAGCATATTCAGCAAATTGATCTATAGCTAACCTTAAATCGCGTCTCATTTCAACTGTTGTGACGTTTGAGGTTACAGATTCATGACTTTGATCGATAACTTTAAGGAATTTACTGTATTTAAACCTTGCTCCATACTTATTTAACTCTGCAGAAGCAGCTAATTTGTTAATATTGTTCAAAATTGTTGATGAAACCAGCATTGAATTGGGTGCAAGACTGGTATTATAGTAAACATTACTATCAGTCTCAAGGTAGAGATACTTGAGATCGAGAATTTCGGGCACAATTCCCGCTACAGAGTATTTTCTGAGGTCTCTTTTGATATTTTCCTTAATTGCATTAGGAACAAAGTCTCCAGTTCTTGGTTTTATACTAATAAAAACCTTTCCATACTGTGGAGGAACCAATTCTTCACCCCCATAAACTGAAATTGACTCGGTTTCTGGGTAAATTTTGTTAGGAATTAGAATTTCGTAGTCATTTGAGGTCAAAGCACGGTTTTGAGTAGCATAAATTTGCGGTGCAAACTTCTTAACAGAGTCAACACTCTCAATTTCGTCTCCACCACTAGAGGGTGTTTCAGCAGTTACAAGAGAAATACCGCTAGAT